CCCTGAAATCGCCGTACCGTTTGCGGCCGTGAACTGATCGTAAACAAGCGACGCAATAGGCCACGACGACGCACGACGATAAGCCTCAGCCTCGCGCAACGCCCACACTCCACTTGCTGAAACCGTCGTGGGCGTGACGCTCGCGCCGATGATCCCGCCGCGTGGACGCATCAGGAGAGTTCCTTCCAGCTAGCATTGACCTTGAGCTTCGACGCCGTCCCAGCCGTAACGTAGATCGACTGTGCTTCAAGCAGCGAGACTCCCTGTGCTTTATCAACGACGATCACGGCAGAGTTAGCCGGAACGCTCACGGTTGACGCCAACTCGTAAGCGGTGCCGCTGTTGTCAGCAGTGCGGAAAAACGTGACCGTCACCGTAACCGCATTCGCCGTGTCGATGTTTGCCACAGTGATCGCATCGATCGCAAACACTTTGCCGCTACTCGCCGCATTGCTGACAAGCTGAGTTGCGCTTGTGGTGGTCAGCGAAAGCGAAGCGTTGTTGTAATAACAATTCTGAGCCGCCCCGATATTCGGATTTGCCATGTGTTAGTTCCCAAGGACAATATCTCGAATGGCAGGATTCCATCCGATCGTTGCCACTCCAGTGCCAAGCTCGATGTAGAAGGTGCCAGTCCAGCGGTAGATTTTCCCAGTGTCCGTAGCCGTGTAAACGATTCCAGTCGCACCCGTCGCTGGGAATGATGTCGTGGTGGCAAACTCAAACGCAGTGCTGCCGATCGTCGAAGTCGTTAACTCCCACGCCGAACCAGTCCAGTACCATGTGCGACCGCTGGCTACGAAAGCCTGACCGACAGTCGGCGAGGATGGAGGGGAGAGTGCCATTGAGACTCCGATTTAATCCACAGGAAAAGCAGCCGTCGGGACAGTGAAAGTTGAACCCGTGTATCTCGCCACACCCTTTGTCACGCGGAAGTCATCGATGTAGCCCTGCCACGTCTGGCTGCCTACCGTACTGTTTCCTGTAGTAGTGCTGCCATTTTGTATGGAGGCACCAATCGTAGTTAAGCCGCTTCCGCTATTTAGCGCACTAGAAGAAGTGAAAGAGATAACAGACGTGCCATTTACATAAAGCCGGAACACGCTCCCAGCACGGACTGCGGCAACGTGTTGCCATGTGTTCGTTGCAAAGGTTCCTGCCGCCGATGAGGTTGCGTAAATCCAGTTGCCTCCCGAATCCTGCGTCAAAAAAAACGCACTTCCATCCGCCTGCGGAACAACTCTAGCCTGCGCGTATGCCGAGCCTGTGCTAGTGATTGCAAACAAGTTGTTGGCTGCATTCAAAGCAGTCGCATACGCCCAACACTCCACAGTCCAATCGCTAGTCGATAAATCAAACGCCGACGAATACGGGACAGATAGAAACGGAGCAGAGCCATATGTTGTGCCGTTCAGGTAAAGCGACTGCGTGCCAAATTTCGGCTGATAAATTGATTGTGTCGCGCCGTAGTACGCCGTGATTGCCTTCGGGTTGCTGCTTGCGTCAACAAACGTACTGCCGGTTCCTTCCATCGGCAGCAACAAGCTCACCGACGAGAGGTACGGGTCGTTCGTCCACGTCGAAAGCGATGCTCGCTGCCATGTATTTGTTGCCGTGCAGACGTATAATTTTCCCGTCGCACTGTACGCAATCTGCCCAGCCGTCCCGGTGGCCGTCGCGGACGTTGGCACAGTCGACCAAGTCACGCTGTTGCCGCCGCTGACGCCCATCTCTAGATACGCGCCCTGCCACTCATAAAGTCGCCCAGTGTCGAGGGCAACGTAAATGATCCCCGCCGTCCCGGTCGCCGGAAACGCAGACACGGTCGCTGCGGTTACAACGCCGGAGTTCGCCAGTAACTCCCACGCATAGCCAGTCCAGCTATATGTGCGTCCGTTCTGCGTCGAAAGCTGGCCGGAAGACGGCGATGAGGGGAAGGAGAGTGACACTAGCTGATCCCCCACTTCGTCATAAGCGAGTTCTCGATCGACGACACGGTGCCGCTGGATAGCGCGCCGCTGTAGAAGATCAGTTCACCGAGGTGGTAGACGCCCGTCAGCGTGAATCCATTGCAGCCGTTGGACAGGTTGTAACTGGATGGATTGCTGCCGCCGGGAGTGCTGTTTGTGCCGCCGGGAGTGTCAAGGGAGCCGTTGACCCGCACTGACGATGAGGTGCCGTTCAACACAAACGACGCACAAAGCCAATTTCCAATCCTACCTGTCGCCGACCCAGTCCACTGACACCTGTTGTCGCCGGGGTGAAGGACATACACCGAGTCTCCATTGACGCCGAGGATAGTTGTCATTGGCGCGATCATGTCGCCGCTGTTGTTCCGAAGTACATTGAACAGAGCTGTGTTATCAAGAGGCTTCCAGACGGCAAAGATCGTGAGCGGATTGTTGATGCTGAAAGTGTTGTTTTGAAGGGCGTTGGATGTAACGAAGGTGTTGCCGCCGTCGTAGTAATTAAACGACAACGAGTTCTTGCCGTTCTTGTCGGACGTGACCAGAGACGGAACGTATGGGCCATCGTAGTAGGTCTTCAAGTCGTGTCCGTTGCCGCTCTTGTCCGCGATTCGATAGACCAGACCGCCGCTTGACGAGACAACAGAGCCGCCTGACTGAGCCGAGTAGACCGAGTTGTCGGCCGAGATGTCGTACCACGCAAAGAGACCAGATGTAGTCTCGACCACCGTACCGGATATCGGCGTTACCGCGCTGCTCGCAGACGACCAGTTGCTCTGGCCCAAACTGCTGACGGCTGCGACACGAAACGTATACGCGACGCTGTTTGCCAGCGAGGTCACGACTGCCGATGTGCTTGTCGAGGTGCCGTCGCTGAAAGTTGACCAAGAAGAGCCAGAGTCCGACGAGAACTGGATGACATAATCGGTGACGGGTGCCTGAGACAGAACCCCTGTGGGTGCAGTCCACGACACGGTCGCCTGCGTGTTGCCAGCGGTGGCGGTCACGCCCGTGGGCGGGCCGGGAGCAAACAGAGATCGGAGAAGAGTGTCTGCACCAGAGCCGCCACCGGAACCGCCGCCAAGGTTCAGAGTCAAGATCACTCCAGCACTCGTCTTCACGAACAGCTTCGCGTCAACCCAGTTGATAGCGCACTCGTTGACATCGAGATCGCTTGCGGATGGCACCGCCCCGGCTGTAAATGATCGCTTGAGGCGTATTTTGTCCATGTTACACCTGTGCCGTTACCGTGAATGCACAAGGCGATAGTTGTTGCGTCGGAGTAAAGTGCAGCCAGTCGTTTGGAGAAAGGATGGTGCCTCCAGAGATCGTGCCGTTAGCAGTAGTCGCCATGTAATCGTTGTTTTTGTACACCATCACGGACGATCCTGTCGTGACGTTCACAGACCAGTTTACGGTAACAGTTTGCGAAGTGTTTTTCGTCTTTATCTCAAAATACCCGCCTGTTGACTGCAAGGGAAACGTAACGACGAGCGGGGATATGCTGTCGCCGATGCCGACGGAGGTTGCGCTCGCGTTGTTGGAATCAACTTGAAGGCTTTGCGGCGCGACATATATGACTCCAAAGTTTTCGGTGAATTCGCCGTATTCGCCTTGCCCGATGACATTCACAGCGGCAATACGAAACTTATAGCTGCCGGTTGCCAGTGATGACAAAGTCGCGGCTGTTGCCGTAGAAGTCCCATCAGAAAAAGTAGTCCAAGCCCTCGTTACCCCGAAATCGGGATAATACTGCACGACATAGTCAGTGATCGCAGAGCCGCCATTCGACGGGGCAGTCCACGACAACGTAACGCTGCTATCACCTCGCACTGCCGTTATGTTTGTCGGCACGCCGGGGGCGGTTGGGCTGACTCCCAGCAGCGACTCGCCGCTAGTGACGCTGGCCGCGCTCGGTGCGGAAATCACGCATCGGTAGCGATCGCCATTGTTCGTCCCGCTGGTCAGTCCAGACAGTGCAAGCGAGGAAGTGACGGCACCGCTAATATCTGTCCAAGCTGTTCCCACCAACTTCTGCCACCGATACGACAGTGTGGCTGTGGGGCTGACAGTTGCCGACACCGTGATCGTTGCCGCGCCGGAGACTGCGGTCTGGTCTGTGGGCTGCTGCGTGATTGTGATCGTGCGGTCGTAGACGATGGTGCCCGTGTAATAGCCCCCATCAATGTCTCCGCTCCCGCTTCCTCCGCTGACCGCAGCCCACGCACCGTCGCCTCGCAAAAACGTGGTTGCCGATGCCGTGCCGGAGCTACCAAGCTGGGCCAGGGTGATTGTGCCAGTGCGACCGGCAACGCTCTGCACCGGGGCGGCAGATGCGGCTCTCGCAGACGTGAAATACAGATTCGTTGACCCCTCGGTGACGCTGTCCGTTGAGCCGGGGGATGCGCTGATCTCGACATACGTCGATCCCGACCAGCGATAGGTTTTGTTCGTGTCGCGAGCGACGTAAATCTTGCCGGTCTCGCCAGTTGCGGGGAAGGCAGAAAGCGCGGCGTATTCGACGACATCGTCGACATAGGACGGAAGCTGCGACGATGGAACCGTGCCGCTGACCAGGGTTGCATAGCTTCCGGCCGCCTGCTTCGCGTCAAGAGCAGCCTGCAATCCCGTGATCGTCGAAACGTCTTGCTGGTGGGCAGCGGGGGTGAAGGTGCTCGGGACGCCGGTTAGGCTTGAATACGAAATCGATGGCAAGGCGTGAACGTGATCTGCCCTTGCCGCGGCCAGTGCCGTGCCGGCCGAGGCCGCGCCGAGCGGCTGCGGCGTCTCGTCCGCAAGATTCACGCTGCCAGATTGCCCCTGCGGGCCTGCTGGGCCGGTATCACCTCGAGGGCCAATCGGCAGCACGAACGAGATCGACTGCGACGGAGCCGCGCCCGTAATGCTGACGGCCGCCGTGGCACCCGTGCTCACACTGCCAATCGACAGCGAGTTTGCCGGCCCCGTCGGCCCAGGCTGAAGAACGAACGAGAGCGACTGCGACGGCGCGGTTCCGGTGATGCTGACGGCTGCCGTGGCACCAGTGCTCACGCTCCCAATCGACAACGAGTTCGCCGGCCCCGTCGAGCCCGTTGCGCCCGTGTACCCGCGAGGCAGAGAAAAATTCAGCTTGGCTGCATAAGCCGTGCCGACGTTCGTGATAGAGGCCGACTGCGTTGCGTCGATCGTTGCGACTGTGCCGACTTGAATTGTTGCCGCAGCGCCGTTGCCGCCGCCGACTGTCTGGTCGCCGACGTTGACGTTGACCGTATCGCCGTTTCCCACGACGCTGTTGACGCTCGTTGATCCGACAACAACGACACTGATTTCACTCATGGGGCCACCGCCGTCACGCTGCCGCTCAAGATCGTGCGAGTGATCTCACCTGGGGCAACCCAGCGGAGATACCAGCGATAGGGCTGCGTGGGCGACAGCAGGCTGGTTTGTGCCTCAGACAGCCCGATAACCATTGATCCAGTCGTGGCGTCTGTGATCCCTATCGTTGGCGCAACAACGGTCTGCCCAATGCTGTTGATACCGCCCGCGCCGCCGCCAGTCCCGATTGTGGTCGTCTGGTAGATGAACGAGGTGAACGTGTAGCCGGTGACATTTCTCTGGAGGTTGACGGCGACATTGCACTCGTCTCCGCTCACAAAAGTTAGCCCCAGGTCTCCTGGGAGCTGGCTGAAAGTAGCGATGGCGTCACCTCGTTAATTCGGGCTCGCTTCGCCGTGCTGGCCGGTCTTTTTGACAACGGCCGCCTTGATTTCATGCTGATCAGACGCGATCGCCTGAAGCGTTTCGGCTTGTTTCATCTGCGTCTTGCCGATCTCGTCCAGCGTCTCGCGGGTGGAGTCGAGGAATTCTGTGTGCGACTTGACGATCGGAACTACAACGGTGCCGTGGAGCGTCACCGCCGCATCTCGCATAAACCAGATCACGATTGCCAAAAGCACCAGCGGGACGCCGAATCTTTCGGCCACGCGGAATGCGGCCTCGATGAATGATTCGCTCGACATCTGCCTCTCCGCAAAGCTACGAAATGTAGGCCGGTAGCCTATCTAAATTGTAGCAGCGGAAAGTTGGGCCTTGAGGTCATCCAGGGAGCCCGAATTGTCGATGATTCTGGCTATCAGATGATCGCTGACGCCGGCTTCGCTCGAGTGCGTGGCGGCATCGTCGGCGAGGCACCGCCACCCCGGCCTGGAGACCTTCCAGACCTCGCCGCCGGCCGCGACGATCGCGGCTGCTTCGTTGTCGTAGCGAACGTCGGTGATCACTACGCTGCGGCCACAGGAGACATGCCCGAGAGCCTTCTCCAGCGTGATCCGAATCCAGACCTCTGGATGCACGCAGTTGCGGCCCCATTCGGTGCCGAGGCTCTGGAGAAGCTGCCGTGGCGATTTCCCGAGCTGTGGCAGGACGGCCTCCTTGACGTTGCGATCCTGAAGTCTGGCGACAGAAATTCCTGTGATTACCGAGACGCACTGGTAGAGCGGCGCGGCAAACGAGAGCTGCACGGCGTCTGCAAGAAGCTCTGCGACCGTGTTTTTGCCGGCCCCCGCCGGCCCGCTGAGTCCAATTAGCATGAGAATGCCCTCCCGTCGAACTGAATCGTTGCCCCAATTTCGTCTGCCAGAAGCCTCTGCCCCACGCCGGCCTCCTTGAGCATTTTTTCTGCCAGCTCCACCTTGATCAGCCAGCGCGCCGGGGTGGCGTTACGGAGGGCGATCAGACCGACAACCTCCCTGACGCCCGCCATGATGATCGCCCTGGCACAGTCAGTGCAGGCGAACCAGGGGCAGAAGAGCTTCGCACCAGCCGTCGGGATTCCGCTGGCCGCTGCCTTGTAGATCACCGATCTCTCGGCGTGCTCGATGAAGTCGTACTTGAACGGCCTCTGAAGCCGGTGCTCGTGACGTATCACCCCCGGCGCAACGCAATTGGCGGCGTAGAGCGTCATCCTCCCAGTGACCAGCACCGCCGCGTTCTGCGTGTCGGGGTCGTGCGAGTGCTGGACGGCGAACCGGCAGGCTTCTCGGAGGTAGTCTGCGTCTGTCATTTTGCTGACCCCGCGACGTGCATGGCGGTCAAGCCGCCCTCGGGCAGATAGAGAAACGTCTCCATGCACTGCCGGTTGCCGACGTAGCCAGAGTCCGAGTGCCACTGATCCGGCGGGCTGATAGACGGGCACACCCTGACAACCACAGAGTCCGCAGACTCAACGAACTTCTCGGCGGCCTGACCGTGGAGGTGGCCTGTGTGGTACTCGCGATACCAGCACCTCGCCCAATCCGTAGCGGCCTCGAGCGCCATCAACTGCGGGAGCTTTTTCTTGGCTCGATCGCCGTGGGCCGCACCGATGAGGTTTGACCCGTAGGCGACGTACTGGCGGCGGGTGTATTTGTCGGACACGGTCACCCGCCCATCGTTCCTGAACCGCTCCTGAAGAATGCGGTGGAACGCCCAGGTCAAGGTTTCGTCGTGATTTCCCGGCACAACGAGCACGTCTGTTTCGACGGTCGATGCCGACCGCTCGACGAGCGATAGCAGCGAATCGCAACCAACTTGAATCATCCGCTGAATGCGACTGTCGTTGTCCTGCTGCGTCCCGGCCGTTGTCTGCCCCGCGGGGCCGTCGGAGTTGAAGAGGTCGCCCAGGAAGAGAATCGTCCGTTTCGCCGGCTTGTATGAGTCGCCGATTTCCAGAAGCTCGTCGCTCAAGTTCTTCACGACCCGCTCTGCGATCTTCAGGTCGTAGTCATCGCCGCCCGTCGATTTGCCGTAGGCATACTTCGCGTAATGCACGTCGCCAATCGGGAGCACTTGCCAGAGGCCAGACCGCTTCGGAGTCTTGTGCTTGGCGAGTTTTACTCGCGGCAGGCTCGCCGCGGCGATCATCGCCTCGACGGCTTCCTTGATTCCTGGGCCTGCCTTGGGCTTGAGCCTGACCCACACGCGGTGCAGCTCGGTAACCGTCGGCTCGCCGTCGTCGCCGGCCGTCGCGACCTCCCATTTTGTGGCCTCAGACGCAGCGACATCGTACCTACAGAGGTCAGCCTCAATGTGAGCCAGGAGGTCGGCGACGGTCTTGATTCGGCGGCTCGTCGAACGCGCCTCGAGCACCTCGCCGTCGCGACGCTGCGTCACCTGTTCGGCGTCTGCCGATGGCTTGGGCGAGGCGGCGGCGGCGGCGGCTAGGATGTCGCCCGTCAGCTCTGAGTCAGCCATCGTTGAATCTGCCTCCACGTTGGCGGCGTGTACCCGCGAGATGCGAGCTTCTCGACAATCGCTCTTGCCATCTGTGAGGCCGACACGCCTGTTGCATCGGCGGTCTTTCGCCACTTCTCACGCACCGCCAGAACGGCGTCGTGGTGTTCGCTTGACAGCCTTTGCAGCCAGCTTCGGGTTGCTGGCGACGGCTTTGCGCTTTCGAGAATCTCCGCTGCCAAGTCCGATTCCATCCTGCTGGCCCTCGAGGTGAATCCACCCGTCGTCGTCGGGTATACCGCCGCCGGCAACGTGCTCGTCATCGTCGTCATCCGAGAAAACGAAGTCTTTCGGTGGGGTTGGCATGGCTATAGTGTCGCCCAGTAGTCTTTATTGGTCAACGTGAGATTTTGGCTCTACCTTGCCCCATTTACCAGCGGGGCACTCCTGATCGGCCCAGCTTAACTTGCTGACGTAGCCGGCCACGCGGGAGAGCGGGCAGCCGCAGAGCGAGCAGGCGTTGTCCTTGAAGTGCTCGCACTGCAAGCAGATGTCGTGCCTCTTGATGATGTCGGCGTCCGACGCCATCGGCATACCGGCGGCAACGTGGGAGGCGGCGGCGGCGGCGAAATTTTGTGCGCTTTGCAGTCGCTTCAAAAAGAAATCGGCGGCTTCGTTCACGGCGTGCTCACAGTCACTGTTACGCTGTCAATGTAAGTGCCATATTGAGGCAAGGTAACGACACGCGACCTTGAAAAAGACCCTAAAACAACCTTGTTGCAGTCCCAATACCAGTCTTCAAAATCGAATCCAGATATTTCTTGCTGAGAAACATTTGGATCATGGGACAGCCATTGGGTTTTTGTTGATCCTCCGACCCCGCCGGGCTGACCGTGACCTATGTTTAAAGAAAGCGACGTGTATGTCGGTTGCATTGTCACATCGTTGAGAAACGGGTTCCAAAGCAACAGCTCTCTTCCACCGCCGCAATCCGTAAAAGGCCCAGGAAACGTGAAAGCCTTCGCGACGCTTTGCGTGCCTCCGCTAACCTGAACTGTGCCAATGTCATCCCATCCGCAAAATGTCACGCCGTTTAGCCATCTGCTTGGCTTTGGGCTGAAAGTCTGCTGTCCTCCCTGTTGAACCAACTGTCCGGTGTCGCGCCTATAAGCGCCATATTTATACGAAGCCGTAAACGTAGGAAACTCGTAGCCGCACGGCATCTGATCGTTCGATCTGCACGGGCAACAGCATGGACACGCCATCTCAAATCTCCAGCGAAACAAAAGTAGCAGTGAACGTGCCCGTGGTCACTACGGCCGTCTGCGTGCCAGACGCAGACATCAGCGTTGCCGTCTGAGTGCCCGAGGCCGACACGGTCGTGGCTGTTTGCGTCGCACCAACTGTTTTGATGTTGGCGGTTGTCTTGTTGACTGTGATGCTGCAATTGCTCGTGTTCAGCGTGGCCGAAATGTCGGTGACAATTGAAACGTCCGAGCCTGCCGCCGCGAATGTGATCAACTGGGTGCTGGATGGGCTGATGAATGTGATCTTCGATGTCGCCGCCGCCCCCAGGAACGTGATTGTCTGCGAAGCCGACGCCATGACCGCCGTCTTCGACGACATCTGAAAACTGACGAGATACCACTGCGTCCCGTCCTTGGCGATGTTGACGATTCGCGAGGTCGCCGTGCTCTTCGGGGCGGGCAGGCTGACGAGCTTGTTGAGGACGCTGACCGTGTTCGGCGTGGCCGTGACGCCGTAGAGCGTCACTTCCTTCGACGAATCGACCGGCCACGCGCCAGTGGCAGTGCAGACGCGGAAGACTTTTGGCTGATAGGACTGCGTGGTCTCGAATCGAGTCGGAATCGCCGAAATAATGCCGCCTTGGGGCAGAGAATCTACGCGCGCAATCGTCTCCTTAATTCTTCCAACAAGCTGCGGGCCGATCAGGAAGCCTTTTTGCGACATAACTAGAAATACCAGCGGATTCCGAATTCAGAAAAGTTATCACCAAACTTAGATTCGGGCTGCGTCCGAAGCGTGACGAATAGGTCTTCGATACTATAACCACCTTGTGCAGAGTTGTAGTATGGAACATTTGCGGGAAGACCGGCCGCAGTTAGTGCCACCGGCTGCGCTGATGGTATCTGTGTGAAGCCCCCGTCGTCGAAGGGAACTTTTACCATTGCCCGAACAATCGTGCCCTGAGTGTTTCCTGCGTAATCCTTGCCGGTGGGAGTGGGCAGATTGACTAGGACTCTCCCATCTCTTCGCTCAAGCGCAAGTGCGTCGCTATCGACGTTGTCTTCGCCCAGGCCGGCTTGCTTGACGCGAAAACCAGTTCGCAGGAATCGCAAGTCCCAGCCCGCTGGCCTGCCGGTGATGGCGAACTGATACGTTCGCTTGAATCCGCGAAAGATAAGGGTTCCCCACGTCTCCACGACAGGAACGCATTCGATATTCTTCAGCATGCACGAGCGTTTTCGGACAAGACTTCCCGCGAACGAGAAAGACTCGCTGTTGATGTAACCGATTTTCTCGACGTGCCGCGTCGGAAGCGTGTCGAATTGTTCAATGTTAATGGTAAACATTGGCACGAGCGTGCTCAGTCCGTCGTACATGTCTCCGTTCGGGTTTGTAGCACCTTTCTTTGTAATGTTGTTTTCGCTTGTGGGGTAATGCTCGTGAACCGCAATTTCCTCGAGTCCTCCTGAGATGCTGAACATCGCTGGCCGAACGTCGGGCGGGTCAAGCTTTGGGTCTTTTGGTTCTGCGTCGCTCCCGGCGTCGGTCGCTGCTACGCCGGCTGTAGTTTTGTAAGTCGCCGTCACTATTCTGACGACTCTACTCTCGCCATCGGCTTTTACGTCTAGGCTGATGCATGGGATAAGCTCGGTAGGGCTTAGTGGGTCTCCAATGTTGACGCCGACCGCATCTGGGATGTCAAAAGGCTCATTGGGGTATTCAAGGAGAACACGCCAGACGCGAGTCGCTGTGTCTGATAGCGCGCCGCCTTCGCTGCTCCTACCGAATGACTTCCCCTGCGCAAGTTCTGAGACGAGCTTCGGCATCAGTTCACCACCTGTCCAGTGTTTGCAATAACCGCCTGCTTAATCTCTTCAAGCTTCGCGATTTGCTTGTTCAAGGCTTCAAGGTTTTGATTTTTCGCCTCGTCGTCGCCTCGCAGGAGGCGTGTGAGTTCGCTTTGTCCCTGCTGGCTGTTGATGTCGGTGGCCTCAATCCTGGCTCGCGATGGCTCCCGCATGGCGTTCTTAAATTGCTCGTCCATCGCGACGAGCGCCGGAGCCGCCTCTCGCATTGCGTTTCGAGTGGCATCGTTTATGAATTGCTCGCGCTCACGGCCGTTTCCTATCTGAGAAGCGCGGGCGGCGATGTCCGCGCCAATGCCGGCGGCCTTTTCCTTATCCTTATCGCGTTCTGTCATGCCCAATTCGCGACCGCGAGCGGCGGACTTCTGAAACTCATCTTCTGCCGTAGATGCGTCCCTGGCAGCATCGACGCGCCTTTGGCTACGCCTTGCGTCATCCTCCATTTGGTTGGTAAGCGTTTCTCTCTCGCGGATAAGCTCCTCGCGCGCGTTTCCGGCGGCCCCGCTCTTCAACTCCTCATCAATTTGCTGAATCCTCGCCGCCTCCGGCGACGCCGCTGCCTGCTCAAGCCTGTCCCTCTGCACCGCGACTTCAGTCTGAGCCTGCCGCTCCACACCCCTCTGGGCCTCCAAGTCAGCCTCGGCTTGACGGCGTGCCTCCAGCGTCCTGGGAGTGCTGTTTCCGAGATCGGCGCGGCGTGCCTCGTCGGCTCGCTGCTGGGCCGAATTCAGATTGCCGGAAACTTCTTCAGCGGCCTTATTCAACTCGGCCGCGAAAATCTTGATGGCGATCGTGGCGGCCTCAATAGCTGCCGCCTCTTCGTTGAGTGCTTCCTCGGCGTCTTGGAGGCCGCGGCGCATTTCCGGCGTTTGGAACTCGGGCAATTCTGCACGTCGGCGAATCTGCTCTCGCTCTGCCTCAATCTCGCGTATGCGGCGAGCGATTCGACCGTCCTCAAGGCCGGCGGAGCCGAGGTTCGACTGGGCGCGGCTGATGCGAGCGTCGATCTGTCGCTGTGGATCGACGATCCGCTCGTAGGCGAAAGCGTCTGCCTGGGCGGCGATATCACGTCGGCGAGCGTTGAGGGCGTCGATTTCGGCCTGGGCCTGCTTTGTGCGGGCCTCCTTCTCGTCAACAGTCAAGTCCTTGCCCGTGGCATCTTTGCCGGAGACGGCTTCGTTGAGCTTCTTATATGCTTCCGAAAGGCTGCTGCCGATCTTGTCCAGCTCCGCGCCGAATACGCGGGCTCCAGGCAGGCCCGCATCAATGGCCTTGGCGACTTCTTCTTGCGCCTGCCGGATTTGTTCGGCTGGGCCGCGAGAGGCTTCGGCGATTTGGATGGCGGCGTCGTCGATGGCTTTGACCAGCGATGCAGATAGCCTTTCCGAGAGTTCTGCGAAAGTGCGTATCGCCACATTCGCAATCGCAGCTTCTTCCGACTGGAACAAGCCGAGAAAAGTTTGCTTCGATGTTGCTTCTAATTCGCGAGTGGCGTCATTCAAAGACTTGATTTGCGCGCGAATAGCTTCTGGCGAAGAGCCTTGATTCAGGCCCGCCCCTGCGGCGCGGACTTTCTCAGCGACCGGAAATCGCTCGTCGCCCGGGCGCTGACTGCGACCAGCCTCCTCAAGCCTAGACGCCGCCCTGCCGATTGTCTGAGATACTTCCAGACCAGATGGTGCGGGCTGACTGCGAAGCCGCTCTAGCGATCCTCTCTCCCTTTCTTCTGATCGCTGAATCTGCCTTGCAAGAACAATGCGCTGGCCTGGGTCTGTCTCTTTTTCAAGTTTGTTTCTGTCGGCGATCTGCTGCGCCCGTTCTCGCTGAATGTTCGGATCAAGGTCTGCAACGCGGCCCTCTCGCGACTCGCGCTGCTTCTTGCGGATTTCCTCAACCTGAGTTGCGAACGCCCTTGCTTGCTGGCCTCCCTCCGACAGCGTGCCGCGAGCAATTTCGTCGCCCAGCGACTTGAACGCTTGGGCAAGCTCTTCGACAACGCTCTTCTGCCTTGCCAGCGCATCGTTTAACGCCTTTGTCTGATCCTCTGCCGTGCGGCCGTTGTTGATCCACTTGAGAATCCCGACTGCCGCCTGCCCTGCGATCACCGCCCCAAGCCCGATAAAGAGGCCGGTTGTTCCTCCAAGAATAAATGCCAGTTGCGTAATGTTGTTGCTGATGGCCCTTAGTTTGAATTCAAGGCCACCCGTCGAAGACAGGAAGTCGTCGATAGCGTAGCCCGCTTGATTCGCCGCCAATGCAAACTTGTCGAAACCAGCCCTGCCTATGTCGCCAGCCCGCGACACGTCGCGAGTAAGCGATCCGACTCGGATTTGAGAAGCCGCAGCAGCAGCGGCGATTGCCTGGGTTCGCAACGCGGCAAGGTTGTCTCGCTGCGCACGCGAGTCGATATTGCCCTCATCGAACGCCGTCGCGACAGCGTTGCGAAGACGCTCGAATGCGGCGACTGCCGGCCCTCTGGCCTCTGCGCTCGCCCTGCCAATCGCACTTTGAAGGATTTGAAGCTGGGCGTTGTAGCCCTGAAGGGCTCGCTGATCTAGGCCGAGGTTGACGCCCGTCGCTCCCGCCCCGCCGAAGCCTTGCGAGAAGGCCATTGCCTGCGCCGCACGCTGCGAGTCCTGCGTCAGATGCACGAGTCGCTGACGTGCCGCTTCGATTTCGCCAGGGAGGGCGGCAGGCGCGGCAGAAAGCCGAATAAATTCCGCCTCTGCCGCGCGGATTGCCGGCACGAAGCGAGTGCGAACGCCGTCGGGGAGCGTGTCGATCTGGCTTTTGAGCGATGTAATGCTGCCGGCGAGGGCGGCAAGCTGGCGGCGCGGAGCTTCGATGTCTTCGCCGACTGCCTGTCTCGCGAGCATCCTGCGGCGGTCTTCAAGGCTTGACGATCTCCCCATGTCGGAGATGTCAGTGCGATCACCCATCGACCGAATGCTTTCGCGAGCACCGATGTTGCCTGCGTTCCTGTCCATCGGCGACATCTCGCCGATGCGGTCTGCGTTGCGGTCTGGTGCGGCTACGGCGTAAAGATTCCCGAATTCGTTTGCAAGAGCAGCCATTTTGCTCTGCAAGCTCTCTAGCTGACGTTCAGCCGACCCCGTCGGCAGTCCGCTGGCAACCTTTGTCTGAAGCCTTCCATATGCCGCAGCGGCTTGGTTCGCCCGATCTTGATACTCGCCGAGGATCGCAGCAATCCTCGGGTTAGACTGAATCGCCGCCGCTGGGAGGCCAGCGGCTTTGTTGCCCATCTCGACGCCGCGATCCAGCGAGGCTGCCAGGGCCGGGTTTGCGAAGGCAAGCTCTCGGCCGGTCTTCATGTTGCCGATTTTCTGAGAAGCCTCGGCAAGCCTATTAACCGCCGCCACTGCCGCAGACACTCGCTTCTCGACAACATCAAACTGCTGCGCAATCGCCGATGCCGGCAGGACTCCCTTCTCAATGCTTGACTTCAGCGACTCGACCTGCGACTGCGACCGCTTCATCGCCGGGAGAAAGCTTGCCTGGACTTCAACAGACATCGCCGAAATCTTTTGAACCGCATCGCCAAAAGGTTTGTTGATCTGCTCGGCTACAGAGCGGAGACGCTGACTCTGAGTGACGGCCTCCTTGATGGCGGCTTCGCCCAGAACGTCCAGAATGACAGGAAGCCGGATCGCCTCCGCCCGCTCGCCAGCCTGAAGAATTCGGTCAACGTCGGCGTCCTTCTGGACGTTGACGCCGAGCGTTGTCTTGATCGTCTGCCGACCAATCTCCTGAAGTCGCTTAACCTCCGCAGTCGCTTCTCGGTACTCGCCAGCAAGGGCTGCGATGCCGCCTGTTGGTGCGGAACCTCCGTCCTTGACGGACGCTACCGTGGCCTTCAGCTCCTGCACCTTGGCTTTGGCATCGGCAAGCTTTCGACTCAGCCCCGAGTCGATCAGGTTAATCGCGAAATCGACACGCTTCTCTGCCGATAGCGACCGCAGTTCTCTCACCTTCTCGATGCCGCCGACCTTGGCGACGATCTGGAGGTCTTTCGCCCGCAGACCCACAAGTGCTTCGCGAACATCAGTGATGTTCTTCATTCCGCTGGCCTTGAGAACCAGCGAAATCTGCGAATCCTTCATGCTTCCGAGACGCTGCCGAAGGACATCAACGTCCTTAATGGCACCCGCAAAGCCCTTGAACGACAATTTCAGCGAAGACGCCGCCTGAAGCGATCGCTCAAACTTTTGAAGCGGGGTGTAGATGCTCTCGAAAGACCTTGCGGCGTCACGAGAGGCAGAAGTCAGATTGCTCTGAACGCTGCGGGCAAACGCTTGAACGTCTTTTGCAGAGGCGTTGAGCTTGCTCTGAAAGTCGGCCGTGTTCGCCGAGACAACCGCGCTGATCTTGCCGAGGTAGCCGTTTGCCATCGATTCATCCCTGAATTGGCGTGTTCAACTTCATCAGCTCGTTCATGATCTGATCGTTCGTCTGCTCCGGCTTGACCACAGTCGGAATGAACGCCGCTTCGTCTGGGATATCGTGCTTCTTGTAGTTCCCAGACGACGCCATGATCACTCGGCAGATTCTTGCCGTTTGCCCCCACGGGTCAGGCAACGGCCACCTCTGATCGTATGCGTACCACTCGGCTATCTCGGCGCTGTCGACCTCCTGCAACAGCCTCTTGACGCCCATGCCCAGCGTGGCCGCTAGGCGGAAGTAGAACCTCCGCTCGGGGCGGCTTCGGAATCTTCCCCCAAGGCATCCACTGCCTCCTGCGTGAAGGCGTTCAGCTTCCAGCCGGCCTCGAACAGGCGATTGATAACGACGGACGACTTCTTGCCGAGGATGTCGGCCTCGTCGTCGCTGAAGAGACGCTCGCCATCCTCGTCGCAAAGAGCGAGCAACAGGAAGCGGATGCGGAACGCCTTCATCTTCTGATCGGCGTAGCTCTCCTCGAACCTGTCGCGGTCGGTTCCGGTGAGGACACGAAGGAACACATCGCCCTTCCACTCGGGTACGGCGATCTTCTCCTTGCGAACGTCGTCGGCTGCCAGGATGCTTTTGCGGTCAAGTACCATTGCAGTGTGCTCCAGAAAGTGAACCAATTGCGGCATCCTGCCGACTATGTGCCCTGATAATCAGTCATAAGAAAACGAAGAGAGCCGCGAACAAGCTCGCCGGCCTGGGCGCTCACAGACGCCGATTCGCAGATCACTCGGCGGCTGACGCTGTAGCCGCCAGAGGAAAACGTGAGATTGCCGACCTTCTTTACGAACGTCCACGGATCGGCGTTGATCGTCAGAAAGTCCACCGTTATGGTGCCGCCGGTCTGTTCTCCGGTCGGCACCACAAAGTGGTATCCAAGTTTGTCCGACGCGGCGGTCATGTTCGTGACCTCGGCCGTCGGCATCTCCACAGAGATGCCGGTCAGCGTGCCGCTGAACGACAGGAAGGAAAACGTCGCGCCCTGTGCGGTGGCCCCGGCCATGTCGGGTCACCTCCCAGGCGTTAGGCGACACGCCAAGTCGCGTTGCCCTTGATGAGATCGCCGACGGTGCCGCCCACGGTCGAGGCCGTGAGGGTGGCGTTGCCGGAGAAACTGAGAGAACCGGGGCCAGTGATGCTGATCGCGGCCGAGTAGGCCGTGATGACGTTCTGGGCGATGTAGTCGCAGGAGATTTCCCGCTGCACGAACGTCGGAACGTACTGCCGGCGGTCGCCTGCGGGCTGGCCGAGGTGCGAACCGTCCGCGGTGTCGATCTGGTCGTTGACATTGAAGCTCGTGATCGTGAGCGTCGTGCCCGCGTAGGTCATCGACACGCCCATTGCTGCAACACCG